TTAATAGTTGAATCCTTCGTGAAGCATTGCCGTCGATACCACCTGGTAGTTTCCCGCATTGCCGTTTTTGTATTTGTGCCAGCTATCCCGCAGGTAGTAGCAAAGCAGGTAGTCCAGACAGTCGGACAGGTGGCCGTACTTCTCGTATTTCACACCGGTTTTCGGGTCGGTTACCTTCTGCTTGGACTTTGTGCCGTCTTCGTTTTTCGTTTGATATATCAGGTCTTCCGTCAGTTTGCGGCAGCGCAGGTCTATGCGCAGCTCCCAGCCGTTGTAACCGTCGAGCACTTCATTGACGAACTCGCACCGCGTAATCTGGGGCGGCTGTTTCTTGAGCAGTTTCACACGGGGACGCAATACGCCTTGTCCGAGCGTTTCTGTAATGACCGTAAAGTTGTTGATGCCGTCCTCGGAGGCTGTGGAGCGTTGCAATCCGGCAGGATCGCCAGTCACGTCCACGCCGCCGATCTGTTTGTCTAAAAGCAGTTTCTTTTTCATCCGGCGGGCCAATGCCGGCGTGTTGTTCTCTTTGGCGGCAGCCGTACCTAATACCTCTTCCAGAATGTAAACCTTCCGCGTGTCGTAGTCTATCTGGGCAAGCAGCACGCTCATGTGCGGAGCCACATTGAAGTCCCACACGGTAATCAGCGGCCGCGTGGGGTCGTACACCCGCTCTTTCAGCCCTGTGACCAAATGCACGGTCCCGTCGAAGCGGTTGTAGATAGCCATGTCGTTGGCCTCCACGAAGTCCCAGTTGCCGTAAAGCAACCGTTCTTTCGTCGCCTGGTCGCTGATTTTGTTCAGGGCGGCTTCGTAGGTCTGGCGGAAAGCGATGTCGGGATTGTCGAACACCGAAAACGGCACGTAGGCTTCGCCCTCACGGGGCGTCACCCGGTCGCCGTTGTCGTCCTGCACGAACCGTCCCCGTATCCAGTTGGTCGTGGGGTTCGTCGTGAGCAGCATTTTCGAGACCTTGAAGGTTTCGTGGGTCTTCCAGCGCAGACGCGAGAACAGCACCTCGATGGCCTTCTGGCTGACCTCCGACACCTCGTCGCAGGCGGCAATCGTCGCCTCCATCGAACCGAACCGCTCGAAGTTGGGGTCGGACGGCTGGTCGGCCAAGTCGAGCATGATGATGACCGAATCGTTCCAGAACCGCAGCGTACCGGCCACGTTGTTGATGTGGTAGTGTTCGTCTTCCACCAATCCCCACTGTTTGATGACCATGCGGATGGTGTTCCACGTCGATTCTTTCAGGCTTTTCAGCGTCTTTCGGGCCACTACGGCGCGAATATCCGGGAAACGGATACAACTGCTCACCAACCACACGCTGGACACGAACGACTTGCCGCCACCCGCAGCTCCGCCACCCAGAACCAACTGCGGAATGTTCTGGTTGTTACAACGCTTGCAGTAAGGCTTGTAGCGTGGATTGTGATTGGCATCGTACCCGATGAGCATCTGTTCCACTTCGCCGCCGCACAATGGGCATTCGGGCTGGAGCAGCTTCCAGAGCTCGTACTGCTTCGGCGACGGGCAGAAGTCGATTTTCAGACTTTCGGGAGCCTTCAGTTTCTTCAACGCCATGCTTCCACAATTTCGATTTCAATGTCGGAAGCCTTGGCGAGCCGGGCGTTCAGAGCGTCCGAAGTCTTGCGCGATTCGGTAACCTTACCTTTGACCGTGTTTTTCCCAACGATGATACACCCGGCGGAATCCTCCTCCGTATTGCCGCTGTGAATCAGAATCCCTAAGAAATGCGGCACGTCATGCAGGTACGGCAGCATCCGCTTGAACCGCGCACTGTATTCCATCGTTACCTTGTAAGTGCCGGCCGGAATCGCCGTGCGGGCATACACTTTCTCCTTGCAGCGGCACGAACGTCCCGACGGCGTATCGGGGCACCGTGCAGGCAGTTCACGGATTTTGTCTTCGATGGTGTGGCAAAAGAAACGCCCGTCGATTGACAGGTCGCCGATGGTATAGTTTTCCGCCTTGTATTTGCGTCTGAGAAGCAGTTTCATTCTTTGATGCAGTTAGAGTTACATCAAAGAATAGCGGTACGGCAGCCGGAAACGGTTACAACAAAACGACCCCGGCACTGACAGTACCGAGGTCGCTTCCTAAATGAATCCGATAAACTTATTTCCTCCTGCGAGGTTCTACGAAAACGATTTTCCGTACCCCTTCGGTTACTATATACTTTTTCAATGAAGGAGAGTAAAGCCGTTTCGACGGAACGTCTTTCATGACAAAAGAACCGAATCCGGACCATTTCACAGATTCACCGGTATCGAGCGTCCGGTTAATCACAGACACGGCGGTATTGAGTATCAATGTAATCCTCTCTTGCGATACCGTCGGACCGATCTCCTGTGAAATCGCACGTATAAATTCTCGCTTATTCATTACCTGCTTCAATGTTTGATGAGAAACTCGCATTTCGTTGTTTTATAGGTTAGTCTGCGCTCTTTTGCCCATAAGAATATATCGCCCCAATTTCCTATTTCATAAGTTTCCACGATTCCGTGCAGAGGATTCCGCTGACGATGAGTATCACAGGCAGCAGCGGCAACTGGACGATAGAGAAATCCATAAACAATTCGCTCATGTGAAACAGATTGAAAAGAAAAACGATTGCCGCAAGGACGACATTGGTAATGCCACAAAAACGCTTGTTTCCATACAAAGTACACAGGATGCCGCACACGGGAATTAGGTAAGTTACTGTCATCATGAAGGCAAGCAGACCTGAGGGAGCCGCGCCGCTATCGCTGATGGCAACCGGCTCACTCCAGAAAAGCGGCATAAGGTCGGCAAGCGAGTGGACGGTCAAGCCGCACATGACCACTACCCACAAAATTGTAACTCTGATTTTAGATTGTTCCATAATCCGTTAATTTTAATTGATTAAAAACTATATTTGAATTTCACCCACACTTCGGAATTGCGGCTGTACATGGCAAACTGTCCCTTATCGGCATGAAAGAAATCATACCCTATAAAAACATGTATCTGGTCGGTCAGTCCGTAGTCGGCGCTCAAGCGGTTATAAACTCCGCCGTTCGCTACATCCACGTATGCGAAAGTGGAAAGATTGAGAGTATTGCGCAACAAATCCTTGGATATGCGGACCGTAGCCATACCTGAGTTGCGATAAGAGGAAATGCCCGATAAATCGCCGCTGATGTATTTGTGGGAATACTGCACACCCACTTGCCAGTCATTCCCTGCATACCAGTCCACGCCGATGAGGGCGTTGGTACTGTTGCGGGTAACGACGGGAGCATCGACGACGGGATCTTGCGCTTCGCCGAAGTATTCCGCCGCTTCCGCACGGACGACGAACTTGCCCAATGGAACCGAAAGGTCGGCTCCGAGCATGGTCATGCGGCGGTATTCGCCCTCGCAGAGCAACGAACCGTTTTCGGTGATGCTTTTGCGGAACACGGGCACCTTGTTCCATGTCCGCAGTGCACTGACGCTGAAATCGCATCCGTTCAGATAGGCACCGACACGTCCGCCGTACTCGATGTTGCGGAAACGATGGTCGGGAGTATCGCCCGTATCGACGGTGTATGGCAGGGAAATGTCGGGAAGGCTGACCGCCCACGGATTGTTGCCGTCCGTCGGCAGCTCGTAAAAGGAACTCACGGGAATTATAACCGCCTCGGCGCTCCACTTGGGACGGGTATATCTGACTCTCACTCCATTTACCGGAATACGGATGTCGTCATAGTCCTGTGTCAGAAACTCCGTGAAGTCCATAGGCGAGATGATGTCGGTAATACGCATGGCATCCGCCACGCCCCAAGTGATAATTTGCCGTCCTGCACGGATATCCCAGCCCGATTGGGCGTAATACAGATACGCCTCGCGCAGGAAAAAACCGCTTTGCTCTTTCAGTAGGCTGTTATAGACTGCATTTGCCGAAACGAACATGCCCGCATAACCTTTTCCCAACGACAGTTCTCCTCTTACGCGGCTGCGCGATGCCATCCAGTCGTAGGGGCTTTCCGTGCGTAGGGCATGATAGGTGTCGATGAACCCTTTGACACTTACATGCAGTCGCCCGTCTTCTTCCTGCGCCAAGGCAGGGAGAAAAACCATGCAGGACAGGAATATGAAAACCAACCCTTTCTTCATAATCCTTTCTCTAATCTGGAAACCGTAAACATCGAGGCATCCAGCTTCATGTCATACTTGGGATCTTTCATCACGATGACAGTCTTGTGTCCCGTCTGGACATTCTCCATCTCCATGCGGTGTTTCGTCCAGAACCCTTGCACCTCGGTGATTTCCGATACGGTCAGCACGCGGTGGAGTTTGTCCAGCTTGTCGTAATACTCCACCCGTATGCCGGTCAGGCAATCCTGCGCCACCCATGTCACCTTGCGTGAATAAATCTCATGCTTGTCCACAGGCACGGATTCCACCACCCAGCACTGCTTGCCGTCGCATGTCTCCGTGCGCAACAGCTTATGTTCGTCCTCGTCGATGTTGCGGTCGCCCATGTCGTCGTAGGTAAAGTCCGTCCCCATGAAATAGTCCGTCTTGGACGACGAGCCGCTGATGCGCCGCGTCTTCTTCATCGCCGGCAAATAGAGCCACTTATCATCGTCTTTGCCGATCTGGTCGTAGTCCCATGTGAGAAATCCCGTGCCTTTCACATCGCCGGGATAGGTGAAATACATGATTTTCTTCGTGTCCTTACCTACGTCCATCGCCCACGATTCCACCTTCCGTTCCCGCCTGCTGCCGTTCTTTTTGACCAACGTAAGCTCCATTCGGGAGTAGCGCGTATCCCCGTCGGGACGCTCATCCACCTTTTTCATGATGTCACGTCCCGATAACTGTTGTGCCTGTACCGCAACGGCGGTAAGCACGAACGCCAAAGCTAAAAATACATTTCTCATTTTTCTATCTGTTTTGAGTGATTAGAATCTTCTTTCCCGAATACATGAAATCCTTTCACCAGCACAGGCGTGATGAACAGGTCGGAAAGCAGAGCCGTCATGATGCCGATGACCGCCAGCCATCCGAAGTTGAAGAATTGCAGACAGCACGAATCCATGAAGCCTGCAAAAACGGCCGAAGTGATGACGGAAGTGGTGACTATCGCCACGCCGACGACGCGGAATGTCCGTCGAATAGCTGTATGATAACAGTTCGTCCGATCGTATTCCAACTTGGCGTGGTTGATGAAATGGATGGTGTCATCTACGGCCATGCCGAGCATCATCGGGATGATGCAGGCCGTCATCATGTCGAGCGGAATATCTGCCCATCCCATGTATCCGCCCACGCAGATAGCGGGGAACAGGTTTGGGATAAGTCCTATCAGACCTACACGGACACTTTGAAACACGATCATCAGTATCAAGCCGATGATAAGTACCGAGATGAGGAATGACTGAATCTGTCCGCGCACGAGATACTGCATCATGGTAGTGAACTGCGGAAGATTGCCCACCGCCGTCACCTTGGCATCCGGGAACAACTTGGTTGCGCGCTGCTCAATGTCGGCAAGCTCCCGTTCCGATTCCCCTGAGTTATAGGTCGGCATCTCCACCATGAGGCGCAACCGGCGGTAATCGTAGTCTATCCAGTATTCCGACTCCGTACCTCCGGCATTCTCGTAGAGCAGCATCATCTGCGCCACCTCTTCCTCGTCGTCCGGGATTCGGTAATACGTCCTGTCGTTGCCGTTAAGCGTACAGTTCAAGTCTTTCAGAATGTCAAGTATAGAGGTTGTGCGCTTGGTCAGCGGGTATTCCTCGGTTATTTCTGTAAGTCGTTCTAATTTTTTGAGGTTTTCGGGGAGCTTGGCTTGTCCGTCTTCGGGGAACTCCACCATCAGGTCGTAGGAATATAGCGAGCCGAGTTCCGACTTGCTAACCTGCAACAGCTTGTTCACGTATGGTACCTTTTCGCCCATAGTCCGCTCCATGTCAAATGCCGGCTCCATACGCCAAACGCCGATGCCGAGGAATATGCACAAAAGCATAAATACGGTCAGGATGGTCTTAGGGTGGCGAAGGTCAAAGTCGCCGACATGCACCATCATTTTCGACCAGCGGGTGTCGCTTTCCTCCGTGAAGTTCCGCCTGGGCTTCTTGTCCCGCCCGAATGACAGCAGCACTGGGGTGACAAGCATCGTGGTGAGCATGACAAACAGCACGCTGAGCGAGGTGTGTATGCCGATGAAGGCTACAGGACGTATCGGCACGATGAGGAAAGAGAGCAGCGAGACAATGGTGGTGCACCCGCAGAAGAACACCGGCCACCCTGTTTCCTTGAATGTTTCCACCACCGCCTGCCTACGCCGTCCGTGAATCATCATCCGCTTGCCGAAGAACGAGAACAAATGGATGTTGTAGGCTATCGACACCGCGAACGCCAGTATCACGGGAATGATGCTCGTTGCCGAATCGACATACAGCCCCAGAGCCCCCGCAATGCCGAACGTGATGAGCAGTCCGCCGAACGTGCCGATGAAAGGAGCGACGATACCACGCACCGAGCGGGTCATTATCAGCATGACTATTATTGAAATCAGGATGGCGAACTTTACCAACCGGCTCATTTCCGTGCCGATGAACTCAATTTTCTGTTGACTGACGTAAGGCATGCCTGTCGCCTTCGGGTGCAGCGAGGCGTATTGCGGCTTGTGGAGGATGCGGTCCACTTCCCCACCGGTCAGAATATCGGGGGCTACCGTCGTTTCTTTTTTCCATACAGAATCTTCGGGGAAAGGGCGTAGCTTGATGACAATCCACGATAGTCGCCCGTCCTTTGATATGAGCTTGCGCGCCACTTCCGGCTTACTGTATGCCCGCTGTCTGATGGAATCCATGCCAGCCTTGTCCTGCGGTATCACTTCCGGTACAATCTGCTCGATTGTCATTCCTTCCTCGTCACCGACAAGGAATTCTATGTCGGTGAGCGATGTGATTTTGTCCACATACGAAAGGCTGTCAAGCAGTTCATTGGACAACGCCCGCAAGGTTTCGAGATTCTCTTTTGTGAAATGGTTGTCACACTCGGTCAGTACACCCACGAAATAGTCGTTGCCGAAATGTGCCTTGAACTCATCGGTCTTCAATAGCATTGGATCGCCTTCGATGAAGTAGTCATCGAAAGACGTCTGAACAACCAATTTTTTCACTCCCATTACCGACAGCACCAAGACTGCGGCAAACGCTGCAAGCACCCACCGGCGTGCCCGCAGCAACCGTTCGGCAAATGCGCCGAACTTCTCGTTGATTCTTTCTATTTTCATATTCTTACTAATGTTGTTATTGATTTATCCGATATGGCACAGGCATCAAACCGACGGCTCAAAAACGAACGATGTTCCGATACGTTCATAAAAAGAGGAGAGAGCCTCGATTCCGAAGCTCTCTCCCGATTTACATCCATAATACGCATCAGGCGATGTCCTGCTATATATTCAATATATGTTTCCATCCGTTTATTTCAAATTTGATATACTCTTCTATGATAAGAGGCATCTCTTCAACCGAAACCTTGTGCATCAGTATCTCCTCGAACATCGTGAACATCCACACGGTGTGCAAGTGAATCATAAAATCACTTACCTTTATGTTCATCTGCGGATGGCGTTCCTTATTGTTCCTGAACCAAACCTTGACCTGCTCCGTAGCCTTGTCCGTAAAATCAGCCTTGAAATGTTCCAGTGAAGAACCTTGCGCACCGAAAAAGAGAATCTTCATCAGTGTACGGTTCCCTCTCAGAAGATTCATATATTCAGATACGGCAAAATAAAGATACTCTTCTCGTATCATATCCATTGCATCTGCATAGTCCCCGTGATGGCGCTCAAACATGGATTCAAATGCAGAGATAATTGGCGCAAGAACAGCACAAAACAAGCGGTCTTTGCTCGGAAAGTAGTTATAAAGATTACCGACGCCGACACCAACTTGCAAGGCAATGGCACGCATGGATGCTTTCGCAAACCCTTTACGGGAAAATTCCCGACGGCCTGCGTCCAGTATCTTCTGCCTTATGTCGTTCTTGAGCGTCTGCATAACAGAACATCGTTTATTATTCAGATGCAAAATTATTATAATCCAACGATATATGCAATACTATAAAATAACTATCCGATCGAAAACAAGTCAATATCAACAATATATCCCCGAAAAAAAGCCCAACAATGAACAGGGTTGAACGATGTTCACTGTTGGGGCGTGCAGTTGGTACTAATTAGTAAGTAGAGGGCTGTTCCTCTATCTTGTCTCCGTGAGAATTGTTCTAAAATCACTTCAAATTACCGGGGACTATTTCAATATTCGTATATACTCCGAATACCGTATCTCCGCATATGGGTTGTCACTCGAAATGGTCTGATGCACGGCCTTTACCCGTCGCCAGAACCACCAGCCCTTATATTCCACCCACACAGCTTGATGAAGCGTCACCGGCACCCGTATCTCACCCCGCAGCCGGTTGTCCTCGATGATTCCCGTAAGCTGGATGTGCGGCGTAATCATCTCCACCCTCTGGTGCAGAATCGGCACCGTATCCCGCACAACCACCGTGTCCCGTATCACGGCATCTATCGGTCCGGCGACCTCGACCTCATGCCGTGCCGCCGCTTCGAGGTGTTTGATTTTCACCCCGAGCCGCCTGATCTTTTCGGCATCCTCAGCACGCAGCCGCTTGTATTCGTCCACCCGCAACCGCAGCGCGTTTACATCCACGGCCATCGTCGTCGAATCCACCCGGATACGTTTCATGTCCGACAACAACGCTTCGGTATTGCTGCGGTAGCGGTTACGTTCCTCCTTGAGATAGCCGTTGCGTTGCCACAGAACTGCGACAGCCCCACCGAGCAACAGCACGGCGAGGCTCAGATACAGGGTACTCTTACGCATGGCTGACCGATTCGGCGGGGATGAACCACTCGTATTCCTCTTGGTATGGATCTTTGAGAAACACCATATATCCCTTGCATCCGCGACGTTCGGGACCGGTGAGGTCTTCCGACACGATACCCGTTTTCCCGACTAATTCTTCCAGCATCATTTCCGTAAGCTGGGACGATGCTACTATCTTCACTTTTGAATTTTTTGCAATCATAACGCTTTTTATTTGATGAATAGTAATTTAGATTTCTTCCGGCTTCTCAATCATTTATCGTTTTTGCTTTAAGAGTTCCTTGATGTCCTCCCGCATCTCCCGGATGTCGGTCTGCAAGGAGGTGAACTGGGTCATGGTGGCCTCGAAGACGGCCTTGTCGAGCTTGATGGCGTCGATACGTTCGTACTGGTCCTGCACTTTCACCTCCAACGTCTGGCAGCGGCGTGTCAGTTCGTTGATATGCTCGGTGTTGCTGACATGCTGCACATAGAGGGTCACGACGAACGAGACGATGATGATAATCGTCCGGAAGTTGTCGCTGATGAAGTTTCTTACTTGTGTCATGATGGATTTTGTATTAAGATGGAAAAAGCATTCGTAATGGCCTCCATAAGCCGGGCGGCGACCTCGGAATCCCGCAGTAGTCCGTATAGCAGTAAACCGAGGATAACGAGAATGTAAAGCACCCGTTCCGCCGTGCGGCGGCTGAACTTCGGTCGGTTCCTATTTTCACTCATGGGGCGTGGTTTGCGGTACAATGACATTGAAGACTACGCCGCCCTCACCGCCGTCGATACGGAGTTTGGTTTCTTGGGAGCACTTGATGGGATAAAGCTCCATGAGGGCTTTGGCGGCATTGACGGCTACGGCGCGCAACGGTGCCGGAGAGAGGGGTACGCCGAATTTGTCGGTGTACTCGGCCGAGGAGGTTTCGCTCATCACCGCCTTGAGGGTTTCGGCCACCTGCAACCGGGTGGCGATGGTCTCGACGTCGAACTGCACGCTGTCAATCATCTCCCGGATGCGGGCCGAAATATGCGGACGCCCCAGCAGCAGACGGCTGGCGATGGGCACGTTCTTGCCCTTGCCGAACACCTCCTCGTAACACTTGCGGTGGTTGCCGGCATAGAGCGGGCCGCCGGAGACGTACAGCTCGCAGAACTTGTCCTCCTCTTCGGTCAGCGGCTTGTCCTCCAAAGGGACAGGCACTGCCGGCAACACCTCGTTCATCTTATCGTTATCTTTCTTTTTCATCACATTGTCGTTTGAAAAAGAATAGAGAATTATGGCTTCGGCGGTTGAATAAAATCCGCCTTTCTGGAGATAAGCTGCTCCATCAGTGTCTGGTAAAACACATCGGCCAGCGCGTCGGCACACGCCTCGGCATCCGCCAGTGAGTTGATGAGCCGCATGTTGAACACCACGTTCAGGTCATACCCCGTAATGGCGGCCATCAGCTCGTTGCCGTCGTAGTTCAGTACCCCGTAGGTCATGCGATCCTCCACCCGGAACGTGACCCGTTCTATCTTGTCTTCTTTCTTCTCTTCCATAGTTTCAGATTTTGAAATGGTCCCTCGTTTTCGGTGTCCGCTGCTGCGAAACATCGGTATCCCCGTTCTGCCGCAGACGGCGGCTGCACAGGGCGGCCACTTCCCGTGTAGCCGTCACGTCGGCATCGGCGTCGTGTGCATCGTCCAGCTCGATGCCGAGACGTTCGGCCACCAGCTCCAGCTTGTAGGACGTGACCTGCGGATCGGCGGCTAAACAGAGCCGTGCCAGGTCGATGGTGTCGAAGTAATGGGGCTGGAAGTTCCCGTAGAAATCCGTCGTACCGGCGAACACCTGCGCGAACTCTTTCTGCAATCCGGCATAAGCCATCATCTGTTGCAGGAAGCCCACGTCGAACGGGATGTTCTGCCCGATAAGCACGGGCTTGTAACGGACGCCCTTGCTCTGGGTATGCTTGCGGGCGAAATCGATGACATCCGCCGCCACCTGTTTCAAGGGGACACCCCGTGTCCGCAGCAGGTCCATCGTGATGTCGGTGTAGTTCAGTGCGGCGGCCTCGTAGTCCATCGGTTCGGAGGCACTCTCCTGTTCGATCTCCCGACGTGTCTTGAGCACTTTGCGCTTGGGTGCCCCGCCCAAAGGCTGCTTGTCGTAAGGGGCGATGTAGTTCGCATAGCGTCCCAGCACCTCGAAGGTGTCGAGCCGGACGGCCTGCATGGCTATCTGCGTGCAGGCGCAGCGCGTGCAGTCCAAACCGCCGGTCTCGAAGTCGAGCACGACGGCCGTATAGATTCCTTGTTCTGTCTTGGGTGTTGCCATATTATCCGAATAGGTTGATTTTCATACGATATGAATGATAGTCGATTTAGTGCTTTGAAGGTTGTTCGTGCCGGAATAGTCGCTGTACTTGACCATCCCCGACACGATGACGATACGGTCTTTCAGTGCGGAGATTTTCTCCCGGTGGGCTTCGCAGGTCTCGCTCCAGCAGACCATCTCCGCCACGTCGTTATTCTGCTGGAGCGTCAGCTTGACGAACCGCTTGCGTTCGCCGCTCGCCCGGTCTTTGTACGTGTGCTCGGACAGCTCCGTGACGGAGGCGCATACGGCGGCACGTCGTCCGTCGCTGGCCGGGTCGAGCACGTCGTGCAGGCTCAGGTAGGAGGCTTTGCCTTTCACAAGCGCACGGGCTTCGGACGCCTCGAAGATGCGGCGGTAGTCCACCGAACCGATGCCCGACACGGCAATCTGCTGGCGGCTCCAGAAGTAATGCCGCCCGACCAACTCCTCGGGGAAGTCTTTCTCCGAAAGCGTGAAGCCCAATTCCGCCGCTGCACGGGCAAGCAGGCCGTAACGCTCGGTCACCGTACCGATACCTTCCACCTTGTCGAAGCATCCGGCCAGAATCATGTTCCGCACATGTCGGGCATTGACCGGTACCCGCACAGATTCTTCGGCATTGTCGGGGTCATCCCAGTAGGAGTATTTCTTCAATTTGTAGCGGAATATCCGGTGGATGAAGTGCTCGATGGAGGTGTAAGGACCGTTTTTCTCCCGCTCCTCGACGATGCAGGCAACGGCTTTGGCTCCCATCTGTTTGATGCGGCCGAGCGACCAGAAGATTTCGTCCGTACCGTAGTCGGTAAAGAATACTTGCCGGGAGGTGTTGATTTCGGGCGGCACGATGCGGGCTTTCGAGCAGAGCTCCATCTCGGACATCAGCAGCGGGATTTCCTTGTCGTCGGCCCACTGTAACGCCACAGTGTAGAAGGCCGTCGGATAGTTGGCTTTGAGGTAGGCTCCCACGTAGCTGGTGACAGCATAAGCGGTGGCATGGCTGGCATTGAACAGGTAACCGCCGCCGGCCTCGATCATTTCCCAGATGTGTTCCGCGTCTTCTTTGGGGCACCCTTTGGCGGCGGCTCCCGTCATGAACTTCTCCTTCATGGCGCGGATGACGTCGATTTTCTTCTTGGAGATAAGTTTCAGCAGTCGCACGCCCTCGGCCAGCGAGAAACCGCCGACCTCCCGGGCCATCTGGGCGAGCTGTTCCTGAAAGACCAGTACGCCGTAGGTGTTTTTCAGGGCATCGTAGGTTCCCCACAGGTAAATGGGCGCCACCTCCTCACGGCGGCAGAGCAGGTATTTTTCCGCCGAACCCGAATCGAGCGTCGCCGGACGGTACAACGCTCCGGCGGCAATCAGGTCGCCGATGCACTGCGGCCGCATGTCTTGCAGGAAGCGGGTCATGCCCGGCGAGGAGAACTGGAAGACGTTCTGCGTGTAGCCCTCCGACAGGATGCGGAAGGTCTTTTCGTCGTCCAATCCGCTGCACACGATGCCCTCGAAAGAGAGCCCCGCACCGTATTCCCGGTTGCAGATGTCGATGACAGCCTGTATCTTCGACAACTCCTTGATGCCGAGGCAGTCATTTTTCAGCAACCCGACCTCATCGATGGAGTATCCATCCAGTTCGGAAATGAGCAGGTCGTCCACTTTCTTGATGGGCGTGTAGTCGAAGCACTCCATCGGCTCGCCGTCCTGCTGTTTGGGCGTGATGATGATGGCCGAGGCATGGACGGAACCGGAACGCGGCTGACCCATAAGCGGACGGATATCCTCGATGACCCTCGGGTACCGTAGGATGAAGTCCCGGACTTTCTTGTTGGTGGCGGCCAGTTTGAACAGGTCGGTCCAGGTCATGTTGTCGTCCCCGAAGATGGCCGTGATGTAGTTCACCACACCGATCGGCACCCGGTGTACGCGGCTGACGTCTTTCAGCACGGCTTTCATCTTGAGGGTCGTGAGCGTACCGGCGGAAAAGACCTGCTGCCGCCCGTCGGTGTTGTACCGCTGTTCCAAGTATTCCTTGACCTCCTGCCGGCGGTCGGACTGGAAGTCGATGTCCACGTCGCTCATGGTTTTACCGGAACCTTGAAGATAACCGTCACCGACCTCACAATCATACGCTTTTACAACGTGCCGGGATTCAATCTTCGTTATTGATTCTATTTTCATCGGACGTAGGTTTTATTGTTCACGATGTTGCATATTGCCTGTTTGCACACGCCGAACATACCGGCCAGTTCGACTTGGCGGATACCCCACAGATAGTGTAATAACCGAATTTGACAAGCCTCCTCGTTTGTTAATTTCGCGTGGGCATGGTTCTCACCGTAATCTCTTTTCAGATTCTGTTCTATGGCATGTCGATAGTTTTCTTTCCGCGTGCACATTTCGAGATTATCGGCTCTGTTGTTCAGTTTATTGCCGTCTTTATGATTGACTTCCAGGACAGAATTCCAATCCGGTAAAAAAGCACTGGCGACAAGCCGGTGAATCAGAAAGTGTCTGGTGTTGTTTCGTGTACTTAATTGTACCTGGAAATAAGGGGATGTTCTGCCTTGATCGGGAGTCAGGATATGGCCTTTGAGCAGACGTTCTTTTCTATTCTGCACGAGCACTATCCTGTTCAGGCTTCGTACTTGCCCGAAATTGCTGACTTGATAACACTTTTCGTAACCGGGTATATCTTTCCATATTTCATCTTCCATATCGCATATCTTTGTTGATTTCAAATAGTAAATCCCGATTGTCGAACAGGATATCATCCCCCTCCCGAAGCTCGTCGGCATAGACCTCGATCTGTTTTTCGCCACGGCGTACCGCCAACCGAGCATCGCGGTCAAAAAGCACTGTCTGACCATTACTCAAACATAGTTTCACGTAGCTTGGAGATGCAATCGTTCCGACAAGTTTGGTCGCTTTGGCCGGATAGAGCCCGGCACGCTCGGGCAGCAGGAAACGCTCGAAGAGCAGGTTGTACCGGATGGGGTCGATAAGCGTGATGCCCAACAGGTACAAAGCCAGACAACCTCCTGCCGAACCGCGCCCGCAACCCACGAGAATACCGTTGCGACGTGCCCAGTTTACTGTATCGTACTGCACGAGCATGTAGTCGATGTTGTCTGTAGATTCGAGAATGTAGATCTCTTTATCGAGTCGGTTCCTGTACTTATCCTTTTGTTCGGCGGGTACCAGTTTGGAAAAACCCTCTTCGAGTAGGGAAAGGAACATCGTATGCGTATCGCCGTAACGCTGCTGTTCCTCCGCCGTCATGTCGTAGCGAGGCATGTAGTTCCGTTCGGTCCGGTAACGGGCTTCGGCACCCTCGGCGATCTCCACCGTGTGGCGGCACATCTGCTCGAAGAGTGCGTCCGTGTCCCACCGCTTGCCGTCGAAGAGCGCACGGACGGCGGCATAGTGCTCGTCGATGTCCTTGAAGTATTGGTCGTCGCTCTGGGCGTGGGCGGCACCCGTGGCGATTTTGTTGAGCACGATTTTCGTGCGGGCATCGTCCTTGTCCGGATAGTAGCAGTCGGCGATGAGCACCGGCTCGACCAGGAAACTGTCGTTCTTCTCGTCATAGAAGGTGTGGAAGAAATGGGCGGTCGCCTTCAGCACCTCGGCATCCAACCGCTCGGCTTTGTACTCCGACAGGTCTACCTGGTAGAACACCTTGTCGAAGGTCTCCCGCAGTGCTTTCACTGCGTGCAAGTTTTTTTCCATCCAGCGCGGCGCGAGCTTGCCGAACACCAATACGTTCCCTTCGCCCCGGCGGAGCAGTTCGGGAAGCGGAACGGTCGCGTCCGCAGCATCCACCATGACGGCTTTCTGGATGCGCAGCAGGTTACGCAGCCCTCGCTGGCTCCGGCAGTAGATTTTCACCTCCACCTTTTCGCCCTCGTGCGCCAGCGTGCAGGTGTATCCGATGACGGGACGGATGCCGGCCTTGTCGCAGGCTTTCTGCAACGCCAGCGTCGCACCCATCGTGTTCCGGTCGCAGATGCCGAGAGCGGTGTGACCCATCCACGCGGCTTTCCGCACCCACTGCGACACGTCGCCCGAGGCGTTAAGCAGTTCATAGGGCGTATGGACACCTAAATTCACGAACGTGGTTTTCCGCTTGCAGGGAACCCGCCGCCCCACGTATTTGAGAATGTTCAGGCCGAAACCCTCCCGAAGGGAATAGTAGTACCAGTTGTCCCCGAACGGGAAGGCGACGAATTCGATGCCCTCGGCCAGCAGCACCTCCGGACGTTCCATCAGGTTGAATTCCACCTCCGCACCTCGCATGCGGAAAATCGATTCCACCCCGGAAAGGTCCGCGAGGAACAGTTTGCCGAGACCTTCGATTTCGACCACTTCACGGTCTATGGGCCGGTAAGCGATACGATGCGCTTCCAGCCATTCATGTAATTCGTTCATGCTATTTCTGTTGTATTTTAGTGAGTTGATATTCGACAGGCGTTTTCAACCCGTAGGCGAAAACACGGTAAATCTCTTCCGCCGTCAGGTCTTCCCAGTCTTTCTCCGGATCGGGAATGTCCGCCACGAAAACCTCGAAATAGGCGGAGAGCTCCGAGGCGGTGTGTTTGACGGCATCCACGGCATCGCCGTCGTAACCGATGACCACCGTGCGGACGCCTTTCGTCTGGAGTTTGTAGATTTGGGTACGGGATATTTTCTTTCCGAAAGTGGCGACGGCGACGATACGGCGATTGTCGTACAGGTCTAATTTGCGGGTCAGGGCGACCACATCGAAGATGCCTTCGGTCAGGATGACTGTATCGGTCTCACCCTCCACGATGCCGTCGTAATGATAGAGCAGCTTCACGAAGTCGTTCTCGGTGGAGTTGCGCCAGCGCAGCATCTTGTACTCCCCGTTGCGTGCGGCACGACGGTTATGGAGGTCGATTTCCTCCTTGCTCCACGTATGGCGGGCCACGTAACCCACCGTATCGCCCGCGTCGATGACGGGAAAGATCACGTAGTCGTCCCAGCGGCGGTTCAGCCGACAGGTGGTGCCCACCGGAAAGCGGTCGTAGTCGTCGTAGGTAAAACCGCGGCTTTGCAGATAGGGATGGGTAAAGGTGCGCCGCCAGTATTCCGGAAGCGACACGATGCCCAATTCGTCGTCCACTTCTTCCTCTGCATCCTCCAACGGGAACAGCACGTTGGGAAGCGGCTCGTCGAAAGCCACCGTTTCCGTCGGCAGCAGGTCCATCCGACCGAGGCTTTCGAGCAACTTGCCCAAAGTCGTGGCCGAGCGTCCGCACGAGAAGCAGTGCGCCATGAAAGGTTTCTTGCGCACCGTCTCCTTGCCGATATAGACCCCGAATTTTCCCTCCTTGCCACAGAACGGACACCGCGCGATAAGGTTCTTCCCGCCGCCGTCCGTCCGTGCCCCGAGTTCCGCCCGGAGCTCGGCCACAAGCAAGTCGTATTCTTTCCCTGTGACGTACATATAAAGAAATAGCCCGCCTTATCATGAAATGGTTATTAAAAATGATTTTAGTGAGAAACTTTTTATAAAACACAGGGAAAGAATAAGCAATAGTGTACTTTTGCAGATAATGTAATATATTTATAGAAAAAAACAGAGATTATGGATAAGCAGAATTGTTATATAGATTATTTAGAATGGGAAGTGTTAGATAATAAGGTTGTTATTCAACATTTAGAATCTCAAGGCAATTTGTACCATTTTAATGATACTTATACAATCACGATTTTCAGAGATGACGATTATAAGTTGAGAGGCATTTTAGAGGGACAAGATGCTATTAACTCTGATTTGTTGTTCCCTTCTATCTCAAAAGGTGAAATGACATTTGGTGAGACCATTTTAGGGATAGGAAATGATGGGTTTACATATATATTGCAGGGCATGATAATAGACACTTATAATGTAATGCCAAATATTGATGATTTAAGTCGAAGTTCGTTTAAGGCAAATCTTAGTATTGCATCCATTACCAAATCAAAGAAACAAGTTCCTCAATTCAATAAGGTTCAATATTGGTATCTATGCTCAAAACATGATATTCCATTTCCAGCTACGACACAAAGAACTAATAATCCTCAATTTCCCAAACAGAGAATGGGCTTAGACGAAGAATGTTCTATTGAAAAAATGTTTATACCAGGAGGAACATACCAAACTTCTCGTGATTACCTTCCTATATCACTTAGTGATAAACAAATTATTGTTCTATCAAAGGTCCCTCAACTATACCTTCCCCAACAAGCAAATGGATTATGTATTGAATGTAGAGAAAATTTTGGAGGAATTCCTGACGATAAAGAAATTTTGGCGGCAACAGAATTGTTAAGTTTTGTTATTGGGACACAAATGACATTAGTTGGCATATCTTATTATAAAGACCATGACTTCTTATGTCAAATCAGTATCTCACCATCAATATCAAATCTACAACAAAAATTGCAGCAAGTCTCCGACCCTCCTATTGATTGTCATCATTATGCCAATTATCAAACTTTTATTAGTGCAATATTTACTCTTATGCCACAATATCTACAAAAAAGAGAGGTGCTTCAATTAAATTATGCTTTAGCCCATTATTGGATTGCCAAAGATGCTCCCATTGGTGTAAATCTGCCAATCTTGTCCAGTGCATTAGAAGCTATCGCAAGTGCTTCATTGAAAGATCTGACTAATGATAGACAACAAAGTACGTATATGCCAGCAAAAGAATATAGAAATCTTATAAAAGATGAGGTTGAAAAAATTAAAGCTAAACTTGAAGAAAAAAATGTGGTATATAGACAAAAGATTCTCAATAAAATCGATGGAGCATACAATATGGGTGGAAATGAAAAAATAGATTTATTGTTTGACCGTTTTGGTATTATTATAGGGCCTTTAGAAAAAGAAGCTCTTAAAGCTCGTAATTTGATGGCTCATGGTACCATGAAAACCTTGGATTATGAGAGGTATAAGGAAATTATTCGAAAATCTTATGTGTATAGAACACTATTTCATAGAGTTATTCTAAAAATATTATCATATAATGGAGAATATATAGACTATTATACATACGGTTATCCGTCGAGAAATATAGATGATCCAATACCAACAGAATAAAATTGATTGGGAGATTCCCAATCAATTTTATGTTTCCTCCATCTGCTGCAACGCCATCGACCGCTGCGGATCATAGAACACCTCGTTGTCGTAGTCGGTGGCGATTTTGATGGTATCTCCCTTCCGGAAAAACCGGCTCTTGGCCACATGCAGGCGCATCAGGCACTCTTTCCGCTCGGCCGACGACTGGTTGAGCGATATCAGATGCGTGCAAGGCCGCGCCAGCCCCTTCGCCTCCGAACAGTTGTATTCGGTCAGCACGTTCCGCTCGTTGTTGAGCCAGTCCCGGTCTTCGATGGTGCTCTGGTAGGTCACCACCATCCACACGTTCTCGTCCGCTGCCAGATCTTTGAGGTCGTTCGCTACGGCGATGCGCTTGGAACGTTCGTGCTCGGCGCCCCACTGGCGGCGCGTAGCGTCGGTCAGCAGGTCCATCGAATCCACGATGACCACATCGGGCGAGTAGCCGTTGATTTTGCGGTATTCGGCAATGCCGTTCTTGATGTCCATCGTAGAGATGCGGGCAGCGAAACGCGGGAACGAACGCACCGTGATACTGCCGGCGTAACTCATCACCAGTTCCTCGAAGTGTTTGAACTCCCGGTCGGAAATCTTCCCCTGCTCGAAGTAGTAGGCATTGCGGGAAATCATCCCGCCCGAATAGGCGTCCAGCGCCTCCTGCTCGGAACCTTCCAACTGGTAGTGCAGCACATGCAGCCCGTCGTCGATGTCGGCGCGGATGCCGATGTGCTTGGCGAGGTGGGATTTGCCCACGCCCGTCGATGCAAGGAAGCAGGTCAGTTGCCCCCGGAGGTTCCGGCCGCCGTTCAGAGCGTCGAGGTACGGGATGTAGAAGCGGCACACCTGCGGCAGGCGGTTCTCGCGGCTTTCGGCTTCGCGGCGACGATTGTGCTCGAAGCGCTCTCGGAAGGTTTTCGCCACGTCCACGAATGCCGTGGTGCGGAGCGTGAACGATGAGAGCCACCCGGCATATTCGGCGAGCAGCGCCTCGGCCTTGTCCTGACGGTTCTGGTTGTAGAGCTTGCCGACCTCGGTATAGACTTTCTGCAACCGCACGCCCTTGATGTAGCCTTCGAGCAGGTCGGTAAGGGATTCCGTGTTGGTGTTCTCCTCTTCGTATTCGCGGAAGGTCTCCAACAGCTCGATGGCGTCATAGTCGCCCTGGAATGTCTGCGAGAGCGTGGCATACGTCGGCGGAGCCTTGTAGGTGCGGTAGTGGTTGGCGATGACCTCCTGAATTTTCTGGAAGCTGCGGTCCGGCAGGTACTCCTTGCATAGGTTCTCCGCCACCACGCCGCACAGGGTGTCGTAGCGCAGGGCGGCGGCATAGAGTTCGTAGAGGAACTCAGCCGATAAAGGATTGACAGGCGCGTTTTTCATGGGCGGCTCCTCCTTTCAGCTTCTTCGCGGCGTAAGCGGTAGAGCTCCGGATAACGGGCGGCGGTACGCTTGCGGCAGAGCTCGGTGCGGGAACATCCCCGGCAGGCGGCCGAGAACGGATTCCACAGCAAGGTCGAAATACCGCAGACATAATAGCCCACAGGTGTGTTCACCACCCGCTGTTTGGTCGCCTCCTCGTATGCCGGATCGAGGAACTGCCACAGGGGATGTTCCCGTCGGTCTTTGAGCAGCAGCGGCAAGGCGGCACGGTTGAGCCCGGCCTCCTGAAGCCACCGGTCCTCGTGGTAACGGCGTACCGGTGTGGTGGCGGCGAAACGTTCCCGGGCTTTTCGCCCGAAGGAGTGCGACGGCATCCATCGGCACGACAGGTAGTTTCCGTCGAAGCGGCTGATGGCATGCACCTGGCAGATGCAGAAGTCCGCGATACGCTCGTCGGAGAGCTCCCCGCCGCTACGGGTGCGCAGGAGCTCCAAACAGGCCGCCACCGTCCGCCGTCCCGACTCTCCGCCGGGAAAGCGGAACGAGGCGTCGATGAGCCGGCGCACGAGCGTCTCGAACAGCGACACCGTCACGCGGGTTTTATCGTTTCTCTCCATCGGGCGTAATGAGTTTGCGCATCTGCTGTTTCGCCAGGAAAATCCGGCTCTTCATCGTGTCGAGGCTCCGGCTTTTCATGTTGCCGTTGCGGTATGAAATCTCGACGATCTCTTCCAACTTGTACCCCGCCTGTTGAAGCAGCAGGGCTTCCCGGTAGATGGGTTTGAGCGAGTCGAGGGCGCTGAGGATGTCATCGTTGTAAAATTCCCGGTAGTTCTCCATCCCCATAGCGTTGCCGTGCGTGTCGTCTTCATCGCTCAGCGACGAGGCCAGCGAATAGACGTCCACGTTTTCCGAAACGGGCAGGCGGCCGTGACGGCGGTTCTGCTCCATGACGAACCGTTTGGTCACGATGTGTATCCAGTTGAGAATGCTCCGCTGGGGATCGTAGGTGGTGATGTACTTGAAAAAGTTCACCAATGCCTCGCTGTAATTGTCTGCAATGTTCTCCTGCAAGTAGGTGTAACGGATGCAGAGCCGGTACACCAAGTTTTTGTTGGGCAGGATGTAGCGGTTGAACAGCTCGGTACGCAGTTCGATATTTTTTAACTCCTCTTCCGGGAGTGGCTTTCCCTGTTGCTCCATAGGCCGACGGATTGATGGTTCAATCTGAATCTCAATCTGTCAGCAACTCTATGTGCGTCAATTCTATAAATGTTTGTCATAACTTCTTAAATACGATATTTGCGGATATAGTAATGATAAAGGTGGCAGGCGTCGGCGGCATTGTCGTCGGGTGCGTTGTAGCGGTATTTCTCGCGGCAGGCGCGAATCATCTGCTCCTTGGTCGCCCGCCCGTCTCCGGTGGCGAATTTCTTCAGCGTGGCCGGGTTCACGAATTCAGGCTCCGGCAGGTCGAGTTCATCGCAGACCTCCAGCAGGATGCCCCGCAGCTCCGCCAAACGGCGCATGTCGTAGAAGTGGCGGTTCACTGCCACGTCCTCGGCTACGATACGACGGATGCCGTAACGGCGGATAAAGGCCATGAGCATGACACGGAACGCGCCGTGCATCTTGTTGCCGTTGCGGCGTTTCGATTCCGTGAAGTTCCACGTCCCGCTCTCATGCCGGCTGTAATAGCCGGTCTTGGTCGCCACATCCAACGCCAAGACCTGTTCGCGGCCGATGTTATCCGATACGCGATTCTCCATGCTCCTTGACGATAACTAATTTATTGGGATAACCCTCCGCGACATTCCCGTGCGATACCACCAGCACGGTCCCGCCGAGGGCGTTCAACGCCTCGAACATGGACGCCAGACCGGCTTCGTCCACCGCCTCCAGTATCTCGTCGAGAACGAGCAGGTCCAGCCCTTTCTCGTCGTCGCAGTTGGCATTGACGAGCTTTTGCATGGCAAGGATTGTCGCCAGATTCACGCGGGCGGCTTCGCCTGCCGAGAACTTGCCGAACGAACCGCAGTCCACGCCGTCACGCAGCAGCGAGATGGAGATTTTCTCGCGCACCTTGCCGCTTTTGAGCACCGTATAACCGTCGAAACGGATGCGGATGTCGCTGCCGATACCGACGAGGAACTCGTTGGTGATGCGGCTGAGTGCCTCGATTTTCGTGTTGGCCAAGTAGGTCTTGAACTGCACGAAACGCTCGCGCTGTACTTCCAATGCCCGCACTTTGTCGTCCACGTCGAACTTGCGTCGGGCGGTTTCCATCGAGCGTTGCTTTTCCTCTTTCAGCGTGGCGCGGAGCGACCGGGTCAAGTCGGTCGCGGCGGCTTCGTTTACCTCACGGATGGTCTCTTTCAGAGTGTCCGCGGCACACTCCGCCGAACGGATGTCCTCTTCTGCCTTGCGTTTTTCCCGACCGAGTGCGGCATTGCGTTCGTCTATGAAACCGAACACTTCGTCGAATACCTTGCGGCGGATGCCGTCGATCTCCTCCTGCATGGCGGCAATCCCGGCTTGGGTGCGCTTGCGGTTATGCTCCGCATCCTCGACGCTGCTCGTGGCACTGCGCACGGCACGCTCGTGTTCCGACAGCTTCTGTTCCCAATCCCGGTGCTCGTTCTCGATGTCGCGGCGTTCGGTACGGATACGGTTCTGCTGCATCTCTACCTCCTCGGATTGTTTCTCTCCGGCCTCTATGCGGTCGTTCACCTCGGAGAGTTGCTGCTGGCGAAGACGCAACTCCTTCGTTCCCGCCTCGATGTCGAATCCGGGGTGAGCCACCAGGAACTCATGCCCGCAGGCGGGACAGGTAATTGAACCCGCCAGTTTGTTGGACAGTTCGTCGATACCTGCCGAGACGATACGGCGCTTGCGGCGCAGTTCGTCCAAACGTCCGGCAAGGTCGCGCAACTGGCTGTCTATCTCCTGCAACCGCAACTGATAACCTGCCGTCTGTTCCTCGTACTGCGAGCAGAAACCGGCGTAATCCTTTTTGAACTGTTCCCATGCCGCACGTTTCTCCGCCAGCGTCCTTTCGGCGTGTTTGACCGCAGCATCGAGGTTGGCAAGAGAGGCACGGGCGACCTCCATATCCTCCTTTTTGAGCCGGAGGGTGCGGTTCCAGTCCGTGTGCCGGGTGTTCGGGAAAAGCGGCATAAACGCTTCGATGGCTTTCAGGCACTCTTCCAACGAGGTGTCCGAGGATTCCAGCTCCTGCAACGCTTCGTCCGCCTGCCGGATTTCCTCTAAAGCAGTATCGGTTTCTGCCACAGACTCTTTCCGGGCACGTATCTGTTCCCGTTTGGCGGCGATGGACGCTTCGAGCTCCGCAATGCGGATTGCACGGGTGCGCCCGCGCTCTTCACTCGCCGCCGTCTCGCGGTCGATTTGCTCCTGCAACATCTCGATACGCCCGTCGATGCCTGCCAGTTCGAGGTTTATCTGCTGCTGCTCGCTGCCGAGCGGCTCGATGTCCTCCTCGACACGGGCGATGGCTTCGTCCACGAGAATACCGTTCGAGAAGCGGTTGATGATCTCCTTTTTCTCCTTGTCCGAGGACGACAGGAAGTCCTCGTAACGGTATTTCGAGAGGATAAAGTAGTTCAGCAGCTCATCCCGCGTGATACCTAATTTGTCAATGATGTAACGGTTATAGGCATCGACCGAGGGCTGCACGGCCTCGTCCGTCTCCACGTTCTTGCCGCCTCGCCGGAGCGTGCAGGCAACCGTCGATGTCCCTTTGCGGGGGATGCAGCGTGAAACGACAAGTTCCTCATTGGAAGCGTCGTTTGTCAGATGCAGGTTGATACGGCACTCCTCGGCAGTATCATTGATAATCTCCTCGGAGCGTATCTTGCGCAGCGGACTGCCCGTGATGCCGATGGCGATGCACTCCAACAGGGCGGATTTTCCGGCACCGTTCGACTGCTGCGAGTCGTTGTCGCGGTTGTCGCCGAATATCAGGGTCGTAACGCCTTGCTGCAAGGTGTACGACAGGCAGCGGAAAGCGCACAGGTTTTCCGCCTCTATGGTTGTCAGTTTCCACATGGTCTGTTCTCGATTTTAGATAAGTATTCCAATCCGACAGCGACATCTTCGATCTGCTTCTCGCGGCAGAACTCCTCGTAAGTCTCGCGGATACGACGGCTGTCGAATTTTTCAAAAAGGGACGATGAAACACTTTCGAGCAGCTCCTCGTCAGCGGCGATAAGCTCTACCTTGGTGGCACCGGCTTCTAAAAGCGCGGCCTTGTCCACCGACTTTATGGCCGCCTGCGGGGCATGGACCCGCACCTTGACCTTGTAGCGGCCGTCGGCATCGATCTCCCTGAGCTCGTCCATGAGGTGCAGGCCCGCCCGCTCGGCCGACACGTCTAATACCTTGTAGCGTGTGTTCACCTTGTTCTTGATAAACTCGTGCGTGCCGTCGGTGTAGATGACCGTGTAACCTTTCTCCTCGTCTTCGCCGAAGTTGTGCTGACGGCTCGACCCGATATACTCGATACGGGTTTTGGGGATGATGCACCGGTTGTGGTAATGGCCGACGAACACCTTGTCGAAAGCCTCGAAAAGGTGTACGGGCAGTTCGTTGTCGGACGGCTGTGCCAGTGCCCCGTTAATGCCTTCATGGATGTACAGGTAGTTCAACCGTTCGGGGTCGAGACGCACCCGCTCCAATTTCTCCGGGAAGCTGCCGCTCTCCGGAAAGTAAGCGACCATGTGCAGGATGAATCGCTGCCCGTCGGGACAGGGCAAGGCGATGTAGTCGTCCGCGACCAGCACGTTGTCGTGTTGGTCGAATACATGGCAGTAGCCGCGCGGCGATTCCTGGTTTACCTTGTCGTGGTTGCCATTGATCATCGTGACGCGCATACCGCACTCGGCAGCCAGCAGCAGGGCGTCGTGAACAGCCAGCAGCACGTCGAGGGTCTGGGCGGCACGGCTCAAAAAGAGGTCGCCGCCGAGGGCGATGTCCCGGATGTCCATCTTCCGGCAGATGTCGAGGGCCTCCCGCCAGTTGGCCGTAAATTCGGGTATGTTATCTTTGGATACGTGTATGTCGTTCAGTAACAACAGACACGGATAGTTCTTTTCCTTTGGCATAAGCATGTGATGTAGGAAAGGGAAGCGCAGCACAAGGCTGCTCCTTCCCTGAAATGAATAACGCTATGTGTCTGTTTATCTGCGACGGCGGCGGGGTTCCTCCTCGGCCGGCGGTTCGGGTGCTTCCTCCTCTTCGGAAGGGACGGGACCCTGCATCGCCTCCTCGATCATATCCAGCAGGTCTTTGTTCGAGGTTGAACGGGTCACGCGGATCTGAAGACCTTCCTGCTCGATGTAGGCGCGGATAAGCCCGCGAAGTTCCTGCCCTTGCTCGGTGCGGTCGCCCAATCCTTGCTCCTGCAAGCTGTCGAACCGCTCGAACAGGTCGTCGAGGGTGGCGGCACCGGCCGCCGGGTTGTCCTTGTTGTCTTTCGTGCGTTTGTCGAACGAGAAGGAGCTGGTGTCCTCTTTCGGAAGGGCGGCCATGATGGTTTCGACGGCCTCCTTCATCTCGTCCGTCTCCATGATGGCCATGCCGTAACGGGCATCGCACTGCTTGAGGTACTCGACGGTCGCCTCGGCCTGATAGCGCGAGTAGCGGTAGATGATGTCGGGAATGCGGGGCGCGGAGAGCAGGGCCGAAAGTTCCTCCTTCGAGAGCACATCGGTATCGCTTTCGTTGTCGATGCTCACGAGGTATTCGGTCTTGCCGCCGTTCTTTTTCTTCTCGATTTCTACCGGATAGGCATCGTGTACCGAGCACACGGGACAGGGATGGTTGGGGTTCTTGGCCAGTTTCTTCTGCCACAGTTTGAATTTCCGCTCGTCGAGGTCTTTGAACTGGCTGTGCGAGAGCGTGAGAAGCTGGAGCCCTTTGGCCCGTTCGTCGAGGTCGAGGACGTAGAGCGCGTGGCCGTAGCTGTACTTGAGGCCGCCGCCGAAGCTGCCGCCCCCGATTTTCTCGGCCAGCTTGTCATCTCCCTGTGCCTTGGCTTCCGCCACAGCCGCCTTGCGGTAGATGTCGATCAGGTCCAGCGGATAACCGGCGTCGGTAGCTCGCGGAACGGTCACGTACAGGTACGAGGCTTTGCCGCCCGTGGACGGTTTCTCTAATTCGAGCAGCAGTTGGTGGACGGGGAATTCGTAACCCGGACGAGCAAGTACACCGTCGGTGGTCGGCGCGATGGGCAGCACGCGCAGGCGATACACGCCCAACTTGTCCATGCGGAAGAACTCGGTGCGGGCGAACGCCTTGTTCTCTTCCTGCGCCCGCTGTTGCGCCTGGGCATAGGTCTCCTGCGAGGCAAGGAATAAGTCCTCCACGGAAACCGGATTCTCTCTTTCAAGATTTTCGTCTTGCATAGTGTTGAAAGTGATAAAATTACTAATGCCGAAGAATCTAAAAGACGACGAGGGACGGGTTCGGATGCACCGCCGCTCTTCAGTTTAGAAACTGGATGGAAAGCCGGACGATACCGTTCCGTTTATCACTTTCCCTATGCGCCGCCCGAACGGGCGGATTCAACTCAAGTGTTTACAAAAATAGCCTCCTTTCACGAGCGGGCAAAATAAACGGTTGAATGTTTGTTGAAAAAGTGGATAACCCACTGTTTTCAAACGGTTTATTATGCCATGCAAATAATCGTTTCAGGTTTTCCCCGTCGTAGTGTTCTGCCACGGAAGGCGCAGGCGCTCCGCCGGATAGAGGCTCGACGTGTCCACCTTCGAGGCATCCTCGACCATCTGGCGGCGGATGGCGGAAATAAGTTTCCGGTTCCGGCAGATGAATTTCTCCAATTTGTGCCGCCGCATCTCGTCGTAGAAGGGTTTCTTCGCCGGGGTCATCACGGTAGCGCGGCGGCAATAGAGGCCGTCCCGTTCGTAGAGCTCCATATAACGTCGGAACTTGGGCTTGCGCAGGGACGGGTCTTTGGATGCCGAGCAGACGATACGGATCAGCGGCAAGGGCGGAGCCCGGTGCCTGCCCGCCGGCAACGACTGCATGATGAGCTGGAACACTTCGGGAACCTCGTATTTGAGGAAGAATCCCAATTTGGTCTCCTCGAAAAGGTAACGTTTATACGTTCCCTTCGGTCTTCCTGACTTTCCGGGACGTTTTGCGGGGTTCTGCTCCGCTTTGCGGGTGATCCTCGCGCCCCGGTGTTTCTTCGCTTGTGCCATAAGTTTCGGGTTTTACAGGTTCGACAGATGCCTGGGCGACGCTGTGCGTGCGGCGGCGTTTCTCGCTGATGGCGGCGCGGCTGTTCAGGTCGCGCTGGATGTTGAGCTTTTTCATGTTACGTCATGTATGAAAAGTGAATATTGATTTCCGTGTTGTACATGCCCCGTTCGTAGATACGGACGTAGCGGCTTCCGGCATCGATGGTGAAGGACGAGCCCCGGTTGTATTTGTGGTCGTCGTTCCAGTGTGCCATCGTGGTGCGCAAGCCGTATTTGGGCGGCTCGACCTTGTTGGGAATGACGGCGATGATGCCGCCCTCGTTGCTGCCGTCACGCCGGGCGGTGTTGATACGCCCCTGTATGCAGACGATGCTGCCGATCTGGCGTACGAACAGCTTGCTGGTATCGGTTCCCGAACCGCTGTTCGACATCTGGAGCCAGCCGGTATCGAGCAGTTTGGGCTGGTAGTCGGCGGCATAGGCAGCCCCGATATTTTTGCAGACCAGCTTACGGGCATCGTCATCGGGTAATGCGAGGTCCGACAATTTCTTATCCCGCCGCACGTAGTTGTCCGCAAGATCTTTGCTGCCGGCGGCGCCCAACCTCTCCCGAAGCATCTGCTGGGCTTGGGCCGAACTTTTTCCTTGACGGACCAAAAAGGTGATGTAGTCCTGAAACAGCTCGGCAAGACGGCCGAAACGGCTGTCCGCGTCTTTCTTGGAATGGATCCCCAGATTCCCGGCGGCGGTCTGCCGCTCGCCCTCGTCCAGACCCTCAAGCAGGCGGTCTGCCTTTTTCCGGAGTTCGGCGGCGACCTGCGTCGTGGTGACGTATCCTTCGCTCTGGGGCGTGTCCTCCCCGGCGAAGTTACCGCTGGCAATGGCGTTCAGTTTGTCGTAGAGTTCTTGGGTGAAATCTTTGGTCGATAGCCCCTTGCCCTCGATGGCATCCACTTTCTTATTCAGCCCGTCGGTCAGGGCCTGCTGCGTGGCGTAGGTCTTGGCGATGGAGATGCCGTTTACCTGCAAATCGCCCTGCACATCGACGAAGTTTTTCGGGACGAGCAGAATGCCGCCTGCCGTGTTGGTGATGGAAAAATGAGGATGTTTGTCTTCGGTATAGCCTACAATGGCGGCTTCCGCTCCCGATTGGTCGCACCAACGTATGGTACCGCCGAATGCGGCATCCGTCAGGACGTGGCCTGCGTCCGAGAGCGTGATGCCATGCGCCGAATCTACAGTCAGCACGGCATGTACCGCCACCCGTTTGTCGGCTCCGCAGACCTGCAACAGCGGTAGCGTACACCGTTTGCCGTCGTACACCTCGAAGTTCCGGAAGTAGGCCGTACCCTCATTGTAGCCGTCGTAGTTGATGCGGACGGCTCCTTTGTCGCTACGCTCGGCGATGTTTTTCAGTTGGTTCCCCGTGAAGAACAGCGAACCGGCACGCACCGTGTCGCTGCGCAGGTCGGACAAGATGCAGAGCCGCTCCGTGAAAGTAGCGGTGACAACGCCTTTGCTTTCGATGATGACGCTGCCTTTAAGCAGGTCGAATACGACGGCGGCGACGGGAGCCGCATTCGTGCCGGCTTCGAGACGGGCGACGGAGGCTTCGGAAAAGTAACCCCGCAGAATCTTTTTGCTGCCTGTCGGGGAGACAAGAAGCGAATGCTTGCTCTCGATGCCTTTCTCGACGGTCAGGGTGCCGGTCAGCAGGAGGTCTTTGCGGACGGTCTGTCGGGTAAAAGGACTGTCGGTCATCAGGGCGTAACGGCCGAAGAATTTATCCGCCAGACGGGGTGCATAGTCGGCCGTCACCTCGATGAACTGCGGCAAGGCTCCCGTAACGGAATCGGTCGTATCGGGCACGGAGCGTCCGCCCGAAGCTAAATAGCAGGCACGGCCGCGTTTGTTGACTTCGTTGGCATAGGTAACTGATTCGTTGCTGTTTTTCTCGTAGATATAGTACGGATACGAAGCGTCGGCACACCCCTCGAAGCGGCGGATTTTACCGCCCAACCAGACGTATCCGGAGGTAATGACGGCACCTTGGCACTGGCAGCCGGAGATGATGAAGTTGGAACAGCCGTCTAATAGGCTGCTGACGGCCAACACCATGTCCTGCAAGTTGATGATATCGTCGGCGTAGGTATAACGGCCGCCGGGTTCCGCGATGAATTCTTTCATGATTTCGTTTGATTGGGTTTGAGCTCTTCGCCGTCTATTTTGATCAGATACGTTTTGCCCGCCGTGCGGTAGGTATTCACCGCGTAGGAAAGCATGTAAACGAACTCCTGCGTGGGGATGGTGATGGACGGCACGCACACCATGAAGCTGACTTTCGCAGTGGCTTTCTCTTCCGTGAACAGATGGAACGGCCGGGGATTTTCATCGTCGCACTCCGTCGTGACCTGCTCACCCTCGTACCACACCGTGAACGGCCTGCCGACCGTCGCACCCTCGTGGTAGAGGTCCACGCCGAGCGGCGTGCTGTCGGTGATGTGGATGGCGTCGGATGCGTCGCGGAAGTAGCGGCGGAACCGGTAGTTCAGCCACCACTCGAACCACATCACCTGTGAGGTCATGCGCGCCTCGATCTGCCGCTCCCGTGCCCATGCGCAGAAACGGTCGTTCAGGCTTTGCAGCGGCCACACGAGGCTCTGCAACAACAGGATGTAACGCCGCCCCGACAGATAGTGCGGGGTCAGGCGGTTGATGAGCCTGTCGGTCGGCAGCCGGTATCTGTTATTGTCCATCGACACTGAGTTTTAGGGCTTGTCGGAAATTGGGAATCTGCTCTTCGTCGCCCTTCCCGGAGGACTGGCGCAGGTATCCGGAGGCGGTATGCCGCATCCGGGCGATTCGTTCCATCGGCATCAGGACCCCGTCGCTGTTGTGGCAGGCCAAAAAGACACCCTGCCGGGGCGTGGCCTCTTCGTCGATCCACACGTCGGTCACATGCTCGGCCGAGCGGATGGCTTCCATGACCTTGGAGACATAGACGACGGCATTGAATTCGATGTTCATCATGTACTCCTTCAGTTTCTCTTCGATGTTGTCGAACACCTCCGCCTCGGAGATGGCGCCGTCCCAGAATACCGAGAGCCGGGGCACTAAGAGGTCGCCCGGCAGGGAGGTCACCTCAACACGGGTACCGGCGAATTTGATTTTGGCGAGATAGGCGCGAATCTGTACCAGCTCCGCATCATCGACGGCGGACAGGTTGCCCTTGTCTCCGGTGGCGACTTTCAGGACCAGCTTGCTGTCGAGATTCACGTCGTCGCTGCTCTCGTCATACGACACTTGCGTGATGATACGCTTGCTTTCGTCCACGGAGGCGTACCCGAAAGCCAGGCCGTCTTCGCGGACGGTTAGTTCGTCGCCTTTCTGGTACTGGAGCAAGGCACGGGCGTAGTAGTCCGGAGTGCCGTTGATACGTCGGTTGATAGTTTCGGAGATGTCGTAGGCGAAGACATCGAGCAGGGTCTCGAAGCTGTGGATGACGGCGGCGACCGTCCATGTAATGCCGTTTAGGATGGAGAGCTTCGAATCGCTGGAAAACTCGTTCAGCTCCATGCGCTTGTTGCGCTCCCGGACGGCTTCGTCGTATATTTCTTTCAGGGTTCGGCTCATGGGTTCAAGGTTGATTGGGGGTGTAACGATAGCATTTTTCAGGGGTGCGGATGACCCATGCACCGCCTTCGTTCCAGCTCTCCTCGTGAGTGAGCAGCCAGACGGCCTCCAGACCGGTGGCGGGGACACATGCACCGACCGCATCCCGCACGGGTTCCGCATAAGTACCGGAAGGAACGACGGGCAGCGTGAGGTCGCAGTTGCGGCGACCGTAATGATGGGTAACCAGCCGGATCAGGTATTCATCGACGGCAGCACGGCTTATGTCGGCATCCGTCAGATCGAGTGTCATCAGTTGCCGGCACTCCGCCAACGGCAACAGTGTCCCAGAGTTCAGGCGGCTGAGGTCCATCCGGAAGACACCGTCCAGCAGAGGTGCGAAGTCCAACGGGCATGAACCGCCGCAAAGCGAGAATCGCTCGCAGCGAAGCGGCTCGGACAGACGGATGCGGCGCGCACCGCTCGCACTCAGATCGAGGCTCTGAAGGGTGAAGTCCCCGTAAAGGCGTACCTGTCGGGGCATGGCGACCGTGTTGTCGAAACGGTGGCTCAATTCTCGGCGGGAAGAATTCAGAACAACGGCTTCCAACGGGGAGTTGTCGCCCCAGTCGATTTCGACGCTGCCGTTTCCCGAAAGGGAGAAAGATGTGGAAATCTGCACGGCATCCAGCGTAAACCACAGACGGCGGCTGCCCGACGGATATTTGGGATAGACGTTCCGTTCTCCGCCGGCCGGGACGATTTGTTCCCGTCGGTATCGGGCGACCACATCCGCATTGATGACGAAATCGTCCGTGTAGAAGAGCTCGTCCCCGCTGTGGAGCGTATCGGCCAGAGAGAGCGTGGGATTGCAGATCAGCAGGTCCACGATGCCCTCGATGGAACCGGTCAGGTGCAGGGCTACATCATACAGGTTCTGACCTTCGGTGACGGTATATTTACCCATTCTGTTCCTCCTTTTCTTCAGTTTCCAATAGCAGTTCTCCGGTAACGGAATCCATGTAGGCGTTGATGATAACCATGTTGTCGCCCTTGAACTCGGCTTGCAGTCTGGCAGCGAGGTTGTTGTTCTCGAAGTTGCCGTGCAGGAAGTCGATCAGACCGACACCGGTGGTGGGATACTGGTACAGGTTTCCCGGAAAGGCTTTCAGCAGGAACACCTCGTTCTGGTATTTGGCGGCACCGATTTCCAGATCGGTGTCGTCACCGGAATAGAGAAACAGGCAGCCGTCCCGAAGGACAAGATGGTAACGGCCCTCTTCATTGACGGTCTCGTATTCGGAGAGCCGGACGGCTCGCATCGTACCCTCGCTGTCCTGCAAATACACGGGAAACCAGGCGGTGTTGTCCGCGGAGTTGACGACATATTCGGGGTGTCCCGTCCCGTTGTCCAAGCGCAGGCGCACGAGCAGTTCCTTGTAGAGCGGCATGTAAGGGATTTGGACGTAGAAACCCTGTTCGCCACGGCGACGCACGGCGAAGTCCGCCGGGACGGTAATCTCCCCGCGAACCCGTTTCTCGTCCTGCTCTCCCGACAGACGAAACGGGTAGAACACCTTGCCGGCCAGACCGACCGAGGTGTTTACCTCCCCCAAAGAGGGATTCATCGTAATGTCCATGCGTGCCATATTCGCTTTATTAAAGAATAGTTTATAGCATCACTGTAGGTTTAAGAGACTTGAAAAAAGTGTTCGATTTTTTGCGAATACTCGAAATAAGCATTATATTTGTATCGAGAAATAGGATGAGATGTATATTGAATTCGATAAGGAATACCTGCGTGAACTTTATGAAGGAGGACGCACGGACGATAAACGCCATAGATACCAGCCGGAAGTGATACGCGGTTACCAGAAAGCGGTATTCGCTCTTTTGGCAGCAAATTGCATTACGGACCTGTTTCGTAACAATGCCCTGAATTACGAAGCGTTACAAGGCGATAAAATCGGTATCTCTTCGGTACGGATCAATCGGAAATACCGCCTTGAATTCACGGTCAGGGACGTAATGAATGAACAGATAATAACGGTTTGCAGACTACTGGATATTAGTAACCATTATAAATAATGACGATATATGGAAGCAACAAAAAAAACATACGCCCCTCACGAACTGATGCCTTCGGAACCGATCCATCCCGGAGAGATGCTCAAGGACGAATTGCAGGCTCGGAATATATCGCAGAGGAAGTTCGCTTCCCTGATCGATGTCTCTTATTCCGTCCTGAACGAGGTAATCAACGGAAAGAGACCCGTGACCACGGAATATGCCCTGAAAATCGAGGCGGCAACGGGTATAAAAGCATATATCTGGCTGAATATGCAGGCTTCGTACAATATGCAGACTGCCCGATGCGACAAAGGGCTGATAGCTGTACTGGAACGAATCCGCAAAGCTGTAGCGATACTCTGAACGCGCATAGGGAAGATTATAAAACGGGAAAGCCCGGTCGTACTCGCGGAGTGCAACCGGGCTTTCTTTTCAAAAGATTTGCCCCCGAACGATAAAATGGTTCAGAGCCTTACTGGGAAACGGCGGCATCATAAATCTTCTCCACGACCATCCACATGTCGTCCGGCAGCTTCTCGTCCGAGATTTTCTCGCACGCCTGTTTCAGGTAGGCCAGTTCGTCGGCCGTGAAAGCGATGGACTGCGGCGTGTCTTTCTCGATGTCCCACTCGATGCGTCCGTTCTCCTCGTTCTCGTGCAGACCCACCGCTTCGCGCTCACCGGCGGAGATTTCGATTTTGCGGAGAATCTCTTTCTTGGTGTTGAACTCCTTGAATGTGCCGTCTTTGGGCAGGATGACCGGGATGTAGAGCCGGTCCTTGATGTTTAATTCCATATTGCTGATAATTGGTTTTCGTGTTATTCGGTTGCTGTCTCGGCGGTAACGGCATCCTGAATCAGAGCCATAAAGTGCTCGAAGTCGGCCATCATGCCGGTAATGGCCGCCTCCTTGGGCAGAGAACAGAAAATCTGTCCGTTTTCGTAGGTGATGGTACCGGTAAAGACCGGAGGCGTGTCGCTGTCGGGACAGCTTTCCGGGGTGTAAACAGTCGCCACCACCCGCTCCAATGCGTTGTCGGTGATGGTGAAGTCCAGGTTGTAGAAGGCACGGTCCGTGCGTTCCTGCGCTGTCTTTGTCGTCGTGGTACGTGTAATGTTCATATAGCAGATTTTATGAAAGAATAGCATGTTAAAGAGTGGAACAGGTGACAATGCTCCAAAAAGATTACAAATCCCAGTCTGCCGTACTGATTACCTGAAAATTGAATGAGCCATCGTTGCGGGACGCATCATCCTGCGTGTAAATGTCGAAATAGTAGGAATAGATCGCTTTTACCGTCGGGTAAATCGGGGTGTTTTCCGCAGTGGAATAGATTCCGGTAGCCATGACGAGGTAACGGCTCGACAATCCCCACGAAGAGGGAAGATAGACACGGTACATGCCTTTTCCCAATCGGCTGACGGATACGGATTTTGAACCGTCGAAACAGAAATAGCGGATAGATGCGCTGGAAGTTGTTCCGGTAACAATGCCTGTAACAAGAATTTGCTGAAACTTTCCGTATCGGCTGGTTGTCATCAGGTCCCGGCGGTTGAGTATAATCCATCCGAAAAAGGTCTTGTCGTCACCATAACCGATCATCTCGATGACCTCTCGGGAAAATTTGAGCGTCGTTTTCGAGATACCGTCTTCGTAGAAATATTTCCCGCTCGGAGCCGTGATGCTCATCACTCCCGTAGAGACGGTAGCACCCCATTTGTAATTGACCAGACAAATCCGACGGCCGGAGTTTTCCAGCGTCCATTGCAGGTTGATGTTTTCGCTCCAGCCTCCGGATTGCGTACACACCACGTTGTCGTAATGCACGGGGTCGGTCTGTATCTCGGTGGTCGTGCCTCCGCCGACTACAATCCAGATGGAAGGGTCGTTCTGGACGAAGGCACTGCGGATGGTTCCCTGTATGGTTACGTCCTTGAATTTGCCTCCTTGGGCAATGATGTTGCCGGCGGCATCCCACTTGAATTTGCCGTTGGCCACCTGTCCCGAACCATCCGTGTTGAAAATGCTGCGCCCGGAACCGAACGAGGCGGAACCGTCGTTGTTGAGTTTCCACCGCGTACCGTTGGTAATGGAGCCATCGGCACCCAACGAGACGTTGTTTTTCCAGATACGGCTGTTGTCGAAAGCCCAGCCGGCAATGCGGTTGTAAATCTCCTTGGCTCCCGATTTTGTGTAGTTGGCCGACAGACAGAAGTATTCCACGTTGTCCCAGGTCATCATCTGGATACCGAGAAAGCCCGTCTTGACCGTACTGCCCGAAGCGGCGATCTGTCCGAAGACCACATGCCCGGCATTGCTGCTTTGGCACCATGTCATCACGATACCCTGCGGTTTATAGGCACCGGTGTACCAATAGCCCGAACCGCTGGCCGCCGAACGTATCTGAATCGGCATAGCACCGACAGTGCCGACACTGCCAGCCGTGATGTTGTCCGCCCCGATGGTCCATCCGCCGATCTTGCCCCGCACGAATATACAGGTCAGGCCGTTGATGTAGTCCGTGTTGATGATGTTGGCCTTGATGCTGGCCGCGTCGAGCTTGGAGGAGTTGATGCTCCCCGCAGCAATGCGGTCAGCACTGAGCGTCCCCGTCCGGATACTGCCCGCATCGATGGCGACGGCATTGACCTGCGCTGCCGTCAGCGTGCCGGTATAAATACCATTGGCATCGATGGTCGTGGTGTACCGTTCCGACGAAGTGACATCGAACACGGTCGCGTATGCCACCTGCCATGTAACCGGTGCTTCGGCTGTAGCGGCCGCACCGCCTGTCAGATAAAAAAAGTTGGTCGAGGAAAAGGATGCAGTGCCGCAGACTACTTTATAGATATACTCGCACCAGTCTCCCGTACCGGCAGTCGGGGTCAGCCATTTACTGGAGCCGCCCGTTCCGATGCTGTTTGTCGCCCAGGCAATCTGCCGTCCGGTCGGGATTTTGGCGATGATACGGACAATAAATATCTTTTTGTAGCCGGTCATAGTCTGAAAAGTAAATCCGCCGAAACCAGGAGTAGCATTTCCGGTAGTTTTAATCTCCAATACATAACCGCTGTCATTGGGAGCCGATGTGCCGGTGCGGGTTACGGTCACCGTACCGTTACCTGCATTGTTATAGATATTGACGCTATTATTGCCATTACGGAAAGTCGGATCACGGTAGAGCATTTTACCGAACGCCATCGCCCGTGCCAGTTCTTTGGCGGCATCGGACTTGCTGGTGGCGTCTGCCGCCGCTGCATTGACAGCTTCCGTCTTCTTGGTATCCGCATACGTTTTGGCGGATGCCAATGCCGAATCTGCTGCATTGGTCCAGTTCAACGATACCGCTGCCGAAAAGGTTACCGCACCGGCTGCATTCCATGAGATGTTCCCCGACGCGATACTGCCGGAACCATCGTTGTTCAGCTTCCATTTGCTGCCGTTCGTGATGGAGCCGTCCGCACCCAATGCGATGTTGTTCTTGTAGATACGACTCGCATCGATGTTCCACCCGGCAATCTGGTTGGCAGAACCGAAACGGGCAAGGCAATTACCGGCGGCATCCGTGGCGAAAAAACCGAAATCCGTATCGGAGTTGTAATAAATCTGCACCCGCTTGCCGCTTGTTGCTCCCGAACTGGCCCCATAAACGACCACCCGTTTGTTGCCGCTGTCTAACAATATATGGCTGTTGGATAACGTGGTTGCACCGATAGTCCAGCCGCCGATGGTGCCCCGAACGAAAGCACACGTCAGACCGTTGATGTAGGCCGCATTGATGATGTTTGAGCGGATCTCCGCAGCATTCAGACGGGCGGTAGCGATGGTGCCTGCCGTAATCTGCGAGGCGTTGATGTTGATGGCGCTGACGGTGTTGGCGGACAGTTTCCCCGTGAATATGCCGTTTGCGTCGATGTAGGTCAGCTTGTTCGACCAGCCCTCCGTATTGGCTTTCGAGGTGATGGCATCCGCCACGGCACGGGCATCCGTACCGGCTTTCTTGGCATCGGCAATGGAGGCGTTAAGTGTAGCGGTCAATGCAGAGATTTTACTGTCCGCATCTTTGCCTGCCTGCGTGATGGCTTCGCTTTTCTTGGTATCGGCATAGCTCTTGGCACTGCCCAATGCGGCGTCCGCTTTATTTTGGGCAGTAGCGGCAGCAGCGTTCAAGGTCTCCGTTTTGGCTTGCTGGATGGCATTGGTCCAGTTCAGGCTGACTCCCGCTCCGAACGTGATTTTGCCGGTTGCGGCATCGTAGCGGACAAATTGGTCGCCGTAACCGAGCTGGACGTTGCCGCCGTTATCCAAAAGAAAGGTTTTGTATCCGTTCCTGAACCCGCATATCCCGTCGATGGTTTCGGTGGTAATACTGCCCGAAGCGTTTTTCGTACTGAGGGAAAAACGGCCGATGGCAGTACCCGTAACAGTTCCGTCCGTGTTCTTCACACCGGCAAAGAGTTTCGGCGTGATGACGGTATTGCTATTGATAAGCGTCTTGTCGGTATTCCATTCTCGCACCCAGTCCAGCAGGTTGGCATCGGCACCCGCTGTGCCCGGCGCTCCGGCTTTTGCTTTCGACCAGACGAACGACAGGCGGTAAACCTCTCCTGCAATGGTAACGGGAATATCCAAAGAACCGTGGTCGGCAAGGGTCGCCGTTCCGGAGGCAAGCGTATAGGTCACTGTTTTCCGGCTATTATCCACCGAAATAGATGAGAAACCGGCTGGTTTAACAATCGCTCCGATAGTAAAGTCCTTGTATTCCGAATCGCCCAAGGTAACCTTGATGGTCGAGGTCAGGGTAACGGCAGAGAGTATCTTCCCCGAATGGTCTGCGGGGAAGACATATTCCCCGAGCGATTGGCTGATCGTGTAGGAATCCTTCTGTATGGATATCGTGGCTTGCCCACGGGCGATAACTTGTCGGCTGCTCATACGTTTTGTTTGTATAAGAATAGCCGTATGTGTGGGCAATGAGTTTATAGACGAGAACAGCAAAAAAACAAAAGAAGCATGATCATCTGACCATGCTTCTTTTTCGATGTTGTTGAACGGGCTTACTTCGAAGCCTCGATGGAAACCTTACGGAATTCTTTCAGTGCTTTTTCCAGTTCCAATGATGCTTTGCGGGCACGGGTGCCGGCAGCTTTGTTTCCGGCTTCGATCTGAGCCTTGGCATCTTTTGAGAAGGACTCCATCAGTCCGTTGATTTTTTCTACAAGTTCTTTCATATCAATTCAATGCTTTTTATTTTCGGTGTCAAAGATACGATTTTTTTGGAATTTCACCCGTAACGCGGTTACTATTTGAACACTTCACAGTTGAATACCGCCTTACGCCATACATCCTCCCCGGTAATCCGCAGCATGCGGCCCCGATGTTCCTCCGCATTCCAGAGGGCATCACTCTCGGCATCGTCACTGATACGGCTCCAGAGGAAATGCTCATCGGGTATCTGGTCCGTAATCTCCGTTCCGGCTTTATAAAGGCGGGCGCGGAGTGTCGTCTCAACCATGTGGTTGCGAAATACGGTACCCGAATCGGACTCCACATGCAAAGAATAGCTGTCACCGCCGTCATATTGTTTGAAAACGGTATGGGTGGCATGATACGATGTGCCGGAGGAGCGGACGACGAAGCGGAGCGTCAGCACGTTCCGCCCTTCCCAGCCGTCAAAGTCCGGCGTGAGCGTGTAAACGGACGAGTTCCCGCCGGCGTCTTTCCACCCGCCGTCCGCAGCAAGGTATTCCCAACGGCAGGAATCCGCTGTCAGGTTCTGCGCCGTACCGGTCAGGAGGATTTCCGTCGGGTCGCAGAGATGGCCGGAAACGGCATCGGGATAATGAAACACCGTACCGCCCTCGACGGTGACGAAACGGGGTTTTATCTGCTCCTGCATCTCCTCGTCCAAATCCTCCCAGCGGATGGTGACATCCTGCAAGATGATGGTGTCTTTGTTCCAGCGGAAACGGCCGCCGGAGAAGTATCCGCTGCCGTCGGGGTTGATGACGAACGAATCGTTGCTGGCACGAATGGAACCGTCCGGCTCCAACCGCAGCAGAGGGTGCTGGATTGTGCCGCCCACACCGCCCCGACAGAACCATGCCCCGTATTCGTCGGTCTCATTCAGGGTGTCGTCCGTGGGTTGGTATAGCGTTGGAACGCTCCCTCTTTCAAGCTGAGGAGAACTAAAAAACCAGACCGCCCGGTTCTCGGTGCGAAAATCGATGCAAAGGTCGCTACCGGGGACAGGCTCGATGTCGAAGGCCACATGTACCCGTTGCCAGGATTGGGGCATTATAAGGCTGGCAAGCACCTTTCCCCCGTGAAGAATATCGAACGAGGTCTCTTGTTTGGACGGGCAATAACACCAGAACGAGAGACAGTAACGCTCGCCCGCGTGTTTCTCTGCCCATACTTCTTTCTGGCAAAGCAAGGTCCCGCCGCTAACGGGAAGCAGGATGTTTTTCCCGATACCGGTCGGTGTAACGGACGAAAGGCGGACGACCGTCGTGGTAAAATTGCCGTTCAGCGAATTGAGGATACAGTTCTTGTGAATACGTCCGGCGTAGAAAGTGCTGCCGAAGCCGCCCTCGTCACCGGCGGTCAGCGTGCCGGCCACATGGACGTCCCGCGTGGCGTAGAGACGCTGGAAGTAAGCCCCGTAGCCTTGCAGCATGCCGAACAGCGGGTCGGCAATTCCCGTGATACGTCCGATACGGATTTTGGCGGCTTCGGCAAAGGAGGAAAGGTGTTCTGACAGGCAGACATTGAGGTCGCCGACCTCGCACCAGTCGCCCGGGTCAAGATGTCCGGAAAGGTCGAAAGCCAGTACGCGGGCATATTCCGCAGGAAAGTCCACCGTAATCAGGCTCAACCGGTATTGCCACTCGGTCGTAACGTCCACGGTGTCCTGTCCGTCCGTTTCCGTTCCATCGGCATATCCGAAGCGTAGCGGCACGGCGGACAACGCTTTGGAGGCACAGATACGGAAGGAAATCACCAGACGCTGGGGATGGGAAACGGACCGGGAAAACGGAATCTGCAAACCACCTGAAGCTGCCGTCTGATCGGCAGAACGGGTGATTCGGATAATCCGGCTGGCCGGACCTTCCGAGGGAAGATAACGATAGTTCCATGTCGCATTGTTACTGCAACCGAATGCGGCAAGCGATGCGGGGCGGTACAAGGAACGTTCCGTCCCCATGCCGTCGATGACATCCATGTACGGGGCTTCCTCGTCCGAGGCGGTCAGGTACATGGCACCGCTGCGCCGTTCATCGGTCAGGCTCGTGAGGCGGACGAAATCCAGCAATTCCCCGTCGCGGGGTTCGTCGCCCTCGATGAGCGCACCGATGAAATACGGCGATGATGCCTCCTTCCCATCAGGCAGCAACACGGAGTCCTCACCGGTAGCCAGCACGACCATCAGGCTGTAAAAGGTCTGTGCGCCGTCCACGTACTGGCGGCGCACGACGTCTCCGGTGTGCAGTCCCTGCCGTTTCTTGGAACCGGGGTCGATGCGTATCTTGAATCGGGAATATTCGTATAGGGCCATAGTCGGATTTACAGTTTCTCGACACTGTCCCCCGAGCAGGTATCGGTAACCCACAAGGCTCCGTTGGTCGCCGAGGAACGCTGCACCTCCAGTTCGTAAAGCCGCATCCGTTTCCGGACGGTCAGCTCGTCGAAGGTCGCCGAGATGCTTCCTGTCGTTCGGCTGCGCAGGATCGCCCAACCGGTACCGGCCATTCCGGAGGTGAACCGTTCCGAGGAGAGACTGCCGTCGAAGTAGGCGTTACCGCCGTGACGGATGCCGTCCTTGACTTGTCTGAGGCTAATGTCGTCGGTAAAGAATAGCCCCTCCGCCGTAAGACGGGTGAGGCTCCCGTCGATACCGATGTGTCCCGTGACCTCGACGGGATTCAGGGCAACGATAAAATCCCCGAACGTTCCGATGCGCAGGGAGTTCGAAGTCCGGTTTAGCGGAGCGTAACGGCTGGTGGAGGGGGCATGGAACAATAGCGTCGCAACCTGTTCGTATTGCCCGCCGGGAGTTTGGGTGTGGTCGCTGCGGGAAACGAAAGCCAGCCTGTCGCCCTCTCCGGTCAGATAACAGCCGCCCGTGCTTCCGAAACGCAGCCGCTTATGGATGACGATGCCTTCGTCCTCGCTGTCGGTGCGGTACGAGGAGAGCAGCTCCCCGCCGTAGTTGTGCCGTACCCGGATGGAGTCGGGAAAGTACGCCGCCCCGTATGGGGAAAGCAGGACATGTTCGCCGTCGATGTCCGTGAGGTTCGACATCAACCGGATTTTAACCGTGCGGTCGCCACCCAAGAGCAGGTCGCCGTCGGCACCCTCCAACCGGATGTCGCTCGCACCGGAACCTTTGAGTATGGTAACTCCGCTGATTCGCACGCCGCATCCGGCTGAAAAGGTAAGGTTGCTCAGACAGGATACGGTCTCCCCAAGAACAGAGAAGAGCATCCGCCCGCCGTCGCCCAACTCTACGCCCTGCAAGGCACGCAGCTTTCCGGAGAGTGTCGCCGCTCCCGAGACTTCGAGAGAACCGGCAATGGCAGCGTCGTGCATCGACCAGTCCACAGTAGGAAGGTTGGCATTACCGCCGTGATAGACTTCCCGTCCATGAATGAGCAGGCAGTCCGAAGTCAGGAGCACTCCGTTTTCTTTGGAATCGCCCAACAGAATGCTTCCGGTCAGGGAAAGGTGGGCATCGGCGAAATCAACCCGTTTCCCGCTCAGGTAAATCGTTCCGGTAGCCTGCTCGCAACGGAGCGGCTGCATACCGCCCACAAAGAGTTGATTGCCGCCGACGTGTACGTCGCCCGTCAGACGGATGCCGTAGGTGTAACCGATGATGTTTCCATCGCCATCGGTTTGCGGAGTGCGGTATGTTTCCAACAGACGACGGTTGTCGATGCCGGCGGTAAAGCCGTAGTCGGCACATAACGGTCCCTGCATGTCACCGCCGCTTCTGGGCAGATAGCCTGCCCAGCTACCGGAACCGCCGCCCTCCCCGGAAACGCCGGACGAAATCGCCTCGGCAAACCCGTAAGCCGTGTTGTGCAGACGGATGGACGTGTCGTCGCCCTCCTCCACACCGTAAGGGTTGCCTTCGCTCTTGCGCTCCTGGGCGTTGAAGAAGGTCTGGTATAACTGGCGGTAGAGGCTGTAACACAAGCTCTGCGGATCCAGACCGCCGATGCCGGGATGAAGGGTGACGCTCATTTGGTATAGGAGGTTTTGGAGAGGAATTTCTGAATCTTGGAGGTCAGCGAGAGGAAGTTGGGAAAGTTCAGCGGCTGCATGGTTCCCATGAGCGTAGGTGTCATGATCTTGCTGCACTCCGTCAGGAAGTCCAGCATGAGCTGCGCCAGCTCGTTACCCAAAACAAGCGGCTCGGTGGCGTTCTCGTCGCCGAGCGTCACTTTGTTATCCGCTACGGCGACGGTCGTGGAGTTTACCTTCTGCACGATTTTGTCGGCGGTCTGTTTGACTTCCGATTTATCGACGGTCTGCGCAATCTCTTCCGCGCCCTGCACGACCGACGACTCTTTGCCGCTGTCGTTCCTGACCGTTGCCGTGATACCTTCGGCCGTGTAGATAGTGTGGGCTTCGTTTCCGGTCGGCTCCAGCTCGTCGTAGTCGGGCGAAGAGTCGCTGTCAGGGTCGAGGACCTCGGTTTCCGTCATGCCGATACGGACCTCCGAATGTGCCTCCATGCGGATGGTCTCGGCATGGGAGTAATTGACGATATAAGCATGGCGGGTGGCGGCGTCCAGTACGATGGTCACCTCCGAAAAAAGGGTCGGCACGATGAGAAAACCGCCCTCGTTGTTCCGGGCGGCAGACAGTAACACGCCTTTGTGGATGATACCGCCCGCCGAGGCCGTCTCGTCGGGGTATTCACCCACGTCCACCGTGCCGCCGTAGTCGGCGAACTCTTCGTCGCCGGGATCGTCATGTATCTTGGCGACATAGCCGTGAATCATGCGGGCGGTACCCACACCGCCCATGCCGCCCGGAGCCATCTCGATACGCTCGATACTGCGCCCCAATGCGATTTTGCGGATCGCCTCCTGTATCATCCGCCGGTTGTTGTCCTGCAT